AGCACTGGATCCAACAACCCCGTGGTTTGATTGGATATGTTACTGTGAAATCTGCGAAAGTTTAGGCCCTATTCCAGGTCAACCTTCTCTTCGAAGATTCATGGCTTACCGTAGATATCTCAAAGAAGTTGGTGTATTATGAGTAAAAAAGTACTCATCACTGGTGGAGCTGGATTTATTGCACATCATCTTATTGGTTACCTTCTTGTTCATACTGATTGGGATATTATTTCTCTCGATCGTCTTGATTACAGTGGGAATCTAAATCGTCTCCATGAGTTGGTGGTTTCTTTTGATCCTGAAGTTCGCAAACGGGTAAAAATTGTTTACCATGATCTTAAGGCAGAACTAAATTCTTTAGTTCGTAGTCAAATTGGATCTGTCAATTACATACTCCATCTCGCTGCTGGGTCTCATGTTGATCGTAGTATTGAGTATCCAATGGAGTTTGTTCTTGATAATGTAGTTGGAACTTGCAACATTTTAGAATTTGCACGTAATCAAAATAATTTGGAGAGGTTCATTTATTTCAGTACAGATGAAGTATTTGGACCTGCTCCAGAGGGAGTAAAATACAAGGAGAATGATAGATATAATTCGACTAATCCATATAGTGCATCAAAGGCTGGTGGAGAGGAACTTGCAGTTGCTTATGAGAACACATATGGTCTACCTGTGTATATCATGCACACAATGAATGTATTTGGAGAACGCCAACACCCAGAAAAATACATTCCCATGTGTATTAGAAAAATTAGGGATGGTGAACTTATTACAATTCACAGTGATCCAACTAAAACTATTCCTGGATCCAGGCACTACATTCATGCTGAGGATGTTGCATCTAGTGTCTTGTTCTTATTAAATTATTCATGTAACTTTGAACCTACCTATGACGGTCTCAGGTGTCCTAAATTCAACATTGTTGGGGATCAAGAACTGAATAATCTTGAATTAGCTCAAATTATTGCTGATGTACAGAAGAAGGAACTTAAGTGTGAACTTGTTGACTTTCACTCATTAAGACCTGGACATGACTTGCGTTATGCTTTGGATGGTAGTAAAATGAAAGAATTGGGATGGGTTCCTACAAAATCTGTACAGGAACGTATTTCTGAAGTAGTCAAATGGACTCTTGAAAATGATCGTTGGATTCTTACCTAAATTAATTATTGATTATGATTGCCACAAATTGGTTTCAGAGAAAATGGGGATTTGAAGATCCTGTTTTGATTGATAAATTGCATCAAAAAATTATTGAATTAGAAAAAAGAGTTGAGGTTCTTGAAGAAGAAAATGTATCTACTACAAACGAACTTTATCGTATGGAAAACTCTTTGGATGCTCGTATAGATATTCTTGCAGATCATTGTAGGATTGATTACGATGTATGAAAATTTAGATACGTTTGAACGAGCATTATCACATTTTGGAACTAGGGTAGATGTCATTTGTGCAATGGAAATGGGTGGCAGGATTGATGCAGAAACTGCCTATAAAAATATTAAACTTGAACTCAAAGAACTCAAACGAGTCAGAAAGTCATTTAAAAAGAGAGAGGACGTGCAGCAAGTGCAAGGAGACGAAGCCACTTGATAAAGATCACTTTCAAGTAGTGAAAAAATTTTCAAGTGGTTTTTCCTATTACTGTAATGAATGTAATAAACCTAAACCCAAAGATTAAATTATAAATATTCTAAAGTAGGCAATATGTTTGGATAAAATATGGCTGTATTGACTGCAACTGGAATAAGATTTGCAACCAGTAACGAAATAAACTCCAGAAGATGGTTATTTCCTACAAGCACTGCTTGGATTTTTCATCAGGCATCCGCTCCTACTGGATGGACAAAACAAACTACTCACGACAACAAAGCACTTAGAGTAGTGTCTGGAAGTGGTGGTGGATCTGCGGGAACAAATGCTTTTACAACTACTATGAGTAGTTTTAGTGTAGCTGGAAATGTAACTACTTCCACTGCAACTGGAGGAACTGCACTCAGTACTCCCCAAATTCCCAGCCATAGTCATGCTGGTAATAGTTTTAATGTTGGCGCAGTTCCTGCAATCTTTAACCCAGCTGGTGCTCAAACTGGATGGAATGGTGGAGATGTTTCCCGTGCTGGAGGATGGACTAGAAACTCCCCAGGAGTTGGAGCTCAAGGAGCGGGTGATGCACACTCTCATCCCGTAAGTGCATCTGGTCCCATCAGTGTTCCAGTATCTATTGCAGTTCAATACATAGACGTTTTGGTATGTACTTTTAATGGATAAATACTTTACATAATATCAGTACGTTACATCATATAAAATGACAGCTAAATTAACAACATCAGGGGTAGTTTTTAGTGACGGTACATCGTTAACATCAAAATACGGTGTTGTTCCTCAAAACTCTGTGTCGGTGTTTTTTCAAGCATCTGCTCCTACTGGATGGACGAAATCTACGGCTCATAATGATAAAACACTGAGAGTTGTTAGTGGAACTGGTGGAGGATCTGGAGGATCCTCAGCATTTAGTAGTGTATTTCCAACATCTCTTACTCCAATAGCAGTTCCATCTGTACCTATGAGTGGAACTGTCGGTGGCACTACCCTTTCTACTCCACAATTACCAAGTCATGGTCACCCAAATGGTGGATTTATTGGATTAAGTCTTGGTGGTGGTGATGTTCAATTAGGTTCTGGTTGGACTAGAAACTTTCCTGCCACTGGTGCTGAAGGTGGTGGTCAAAGTCATGCTCACCCTTGGTCAGGAACCGCTTCGTTTTCAACTAATATAGATCTCCGAGTTCAGTACATAGATCTAATCATTTGTACTTTTGCATAATTTCTGATATAATTGTTAAAATATAAGTTTGACTATATGAAAAAAAATCAATCTGGAAACTTTTGTCCCCTTATTAAAAAAGATTGTGTAGAACATAAGTGTTCTTGGTACACTCATGTAAGAGGAATGAATCCAAATACTGGAGAAGATGTTGATCATTGGGCATGCGCTGTAACTTGGATGCCTATGTTGACAATTGAAAATTCTCAACAACAGAGACAAACTGGTGCGGCTGTGGAGTCATTTAGAAATGAAGTAGTGAAATCTAATGATGAAAATAGACAACTATATATTGAAGCACTTCAACAAAATGGTATTTTGCCAGTAAATATTACTTCTTTAACGAATACCAACCAATTACCGGGAGAATAAGATATGAGATTAACCATTATTCCTTCAGACAGTACTGTTTACATAGATGGAAAGTCCTATGGTAATATAGATTTAAGTTGGATTCCTGATATTGATGAGAAAAAAGTTCATGCAATTCAGTGGTTGGATGAAGACGAAGATGGAATGGGAGAAGGTCATATTGAATTTGTGGGCCCAGATCCAAATTTAGAAATTACTACATTGGGTATAGAGGGATTCTGTAGTTTCCAAAAAGCTATTCATCAATGGAATGAAAAAAAAGTAGAGGAGGATGCTTTTATAAAACAACAGTTGGAAGAAGAGGAAAGACGTAAAAAAGAAGAAGAGGAACGTATTCAATCTCAATTCCTTGAAACACATATTCCAGCTTCAGAGGATGAAGATGAGGATGAAGATCTGTTCTACGATATTGAAGAACTCTTAAAAGAAATTTAAGTATAGATTATTGATTATAAATCATGGAAAATAAGTTGATTAAAAACAATTATATTGTTCTGCCAAATTTTATTTCAAAAGAAAGAGCATCAAACCTATCTTTCGATTTTGTAAAATATTGTAAGGAAAATGATTTGGATGGGGATTCTCAAGCTCCAAATTCATATTCTGCATATAACTATCTACCATTTCTGGAGTTGCTTTGTGAAAAAACTCCAGAAATTTCTTCTACAATAGGAGAAACTGTCTTACCTACTTATGTTTATTCCAGAGTATATAAGAACGGTAGTGAATTAGTACGACATACTGATAGAGATGCTTGTGAAATATCTATAACACTACATTTACATGGAGATTCTCCTTGGCCAATATGGATTGAAACCCCATCTGGAGAACAACGTTCTGTTGATTTGAATCCAGGAGATGCAATGATTTACCTGGGTAAAACTGCTCCTCATTGGAGAGAACGTTATGGTGGAGAGTATTATACCCAAGTATTTCTGCATTATGTAAGGAGTCGTGGAGATTGTGCTTATGCATACTTCGATAAAGTTAATGAACAAAATAAACCAGAAACTGAAGAGTCGAATGTAACAGAGGAAGTCATTGAAGAACCTGTTATTGAAGATGCAAAACCAGAAACAGTATCAACTTCGATTAAAAGTAAAAGATCTCTAGATGAATATATTTTTACATTAGATAATGTTGTTCCCGATGAACTGTGTAATAGGATCTTAGAAGAGTATAGTGAATGTAGTTTTTGGATGCCAAGTAGTGTAGGCAATGGTAATGTTAATGATCAGATTAGAAGTTGTGATATCATTAATATTTCCGAGAATGCAGTACTTGAGAAAAATTTTGAGATTAGAAAAAAAATAGATGAAGATTTTTACATCTGTGCTTCAAAAGCTATAAATGAATATCGAGCCATATTTCCAGAAGTTGCTTCAGAAATTGATACTGGATATAACTTATTGAGATATAAAGAAGGTCAGTTTTATGTTCAACACACCGACTCATTTAAACATCAACAAAGATCGGTAAGTTGTTCTTTCCTTCTGAATGATGAATATGAAGGTGGTGAATTTGCATTTTTTGATAGAGAAATTATGATAAGGAGTGGAAAAGGATCTATTATTATGTTCCCATCCAATTTCATGTTCCCTCATGAAATCATGCCTGTAACCTCTGGAACTAGGTATTCAATCATTACTTGGTATGTCTGATAAACTTAAAGGTATTCCTAGCATCTACTATCTTAATTTGGATTCCGAATTAGGTAGAAGACGATATATGGAAAAACAGTTTGAAAAATGGAATCTTAATAATGTAACTAGATTTTCTGGATCAAATTACTTAGTAGAAAATTATGATGATTGGAAAGATGTTTTACACTTTCCACAAATGATTAATAGAAAACGACACCAATTAGCTTGTTCTATTACTCTCTCTACTCTAGAAATGGTTAGACATTGGTTGGAAACAACTGATGAAAAACATTTGATTTTATTTGAAGATGATTATGACCTTAATTTAATAGAACATTGGCACTTTGATTGGGAGTACCTAATGAATCACATCCCATATGACTGGGATTGTATTCAATTGGGATTTGAATCATCACAGTATATTAAGTTTTATCTTCACCCCAAAGATAAAACAAGTGCATATGGTCCAATTCTAATTAATAGACATTTTGCTGAGAAATTAATTAGATTGCACTATATCAAAGATAAGTATATGTTAATCCGTAAACACGGCCCCCATCCATTTAGTAAAGGTTATAGAGTTGTTTCACTCGATAGTTTCATTTGTTTTTTGGGAGTTACTTATCAATTACCTTTAATTACTCAGAATCCATATTTGGACAAAGTTCCGAAGAAACATCATTTTCTTTGCAGGGACATATACTATGATTGGTGGCAAAACAAAAGGGATAATTTTTCATTGGATGATTTCTTTTCTTATGGAAAAGAAAATGATATTCAAATGGTAGAGTTTTTGAATTATCAATGATCTATCATAAGTTAGAAGGTCTTCCCCCAATATATTATTTCAATTTAGAACATAGAAAAGATCGTAGAGAATACTTAGAGAATCAATTTTCCGATTATGGGATAACAAACTTTCATAGAGTTGATTCCTCTAGATATTCGGTTGATAACTATGAAGAATGGAAACCCAGAGTGTTGATGGATAAACTCAGAACAAAAGTATGGTTTCTAGCCACTCTTGTTGATAGAATTCATGGTATAATTGATTGGTACAATTCTAATATCTCTGAAACTTGTTTAATAGTTGAGGATGATTTTTGTTTAGAACCAGTTAAATATTGGGGATTTGATTGGAAAACTTTCGTTGATAATTTACCTTGTAATTGGGAGTGCGTTCAACTCCATATTATTGGTGAAAAATTTGTTAAAATGAATCTGTCCAAATGGACTAGGAATAATCATTCTACAGGTTGTGTACTTGTCAATAGGTCTTATGCAAGAAAACTAATAGATCTTCATTACATAGATGATAAATTTAAGTTGTACTCAAATTATGGATATACTAAAAATTGGCCAGAATATCATTATCAATCTGTAGATTTTGTTTTATATCAGATCGGAGTAACATATTCTATTCCAATTTTTACCACTAATTATAATTTTTTGAGTGATGGATATAGAAACGGAAAAATAAATCATATGTCCAAAAACTGCGATATTTTGGTTTTGGATTGGTGGAAGAATAAATCATCAGAGTATAGTTTGGATGATATTTTTTACCTAAATTCAGTTAAGAGAAGGGAACTTACTATAGAAGTAAATCATGAATTTAAAGGATAAGTTAAAAGGTCTTCCTCCAATCATTCTAGCTACAATTGATGAGAGACCAGATAAAAGAGAATATGCAGAAACTCAGTATGATTATTGGGGAATTAAGGATTATACAGTAGTATCTGGATCTAAGTACCAACTCTCAACATACGAAGATTATTGGAAAGACCTTGTTATCTTAAATCCATTTCCAGAAAATTATGAAAGAAAAAATTTTCATATTGCAGAAATTTCCATAACTCTTGCTCACCTAATCAACATAAAAAATTGGTTAGAAACTACTGATGATCCATATGTTATCATCATGGAAGATGATTATGATCTTAGTTTTATTGAATACTGGCACTTTGATTGGGAATATTTGATGAACAACATCCCATATGATTGGGATTGTATTCAGATGACCTTTGAAAATGAAAAACTTGTTCCATGTTTTTTGCATCCAATTTTATCTGGTCATGATACTGGTGCTTCTTTGATCAATAGAAGATACGCAGAAAAAATTATAAGCCTTCATTACAAAGATGGTAAGTTTGATCTTTCTCAAAAGATTGGTAATTATAAGTGGTCAAGTCAATCAATAGGTGTTTATCGTGGATTGGGTATGCCTAACTTCACTACTGACTATTTTCTTGGACATAACGGAAAAACTTATTGTATGCCATTATTCTCTGTAAACCAAGATCTAGGTAGTTGGGCTCAAAATATTAAAAGAAAAAAGGAACGGACAGACCTACAATTTTCTTATAAAGCCTGTCAAAAGTGGTGGACAGAATTGAGAGATGAATATACTCTAGAAGAATTCTTTACTTATGGTAAACCAAATGATAGAATAATTACACCTAAAGAGTTTGAAAATGTTTGAATACGTTACTGAATTTGAGTCCCAGATTGCAGAGTTTTTTGGATCTCCATATGCAGTAGCTACCGATTCGTGTACTCATGCTTTAGAACTTTGTCTTAGACATACTCAAGAAGATTACATTACTATTCCTACAAGGACTTACGTTTCAGTTCCAATGACTTGCATGAAACTTGGTCTAACTTGGGGTTGGACTGATGAAGAATGGAGTGATTATTATTACCTAGGATTTACAAATATTATTGATGCCGCTGTTCTTTGGGGAGAGAACACATATATTCCTGGGACATTTATGTGTTTGAGTTTTCAGTTTAAAAAACATTTAAATCTTGGACGAGGTGGTGCGATCTTATTGCAAAATAAGAGTGATTATGATACACTTAAAAAAATGTCTTATGATGGTCGTGATCTCAGTCGTCCATGGGCTGAACAGGACATAGATACAATGGGTTATCATTATTACATGACTCCCGAGGTGGCCAAAATCGGAATTGAATTACTAAATGAGCGGAAAAAAATTCCCGGTAAAAAATGGAGCCACAGGGATTACCCAGATTTAAGTCAAATGTCAGTGTTTAAATGATTAGTCATATAGAACCAAACTGGGAAGTTAAAGATTTTCATAATCTCAATTATATTCTATGTACTCATAAAGATGAGGATTTAGTAGATCAGTACCTTACTTCTGGACATAGCAAAGAAAAACTGTCTATGTATAAGTATCATTTACCAAATCCTATGCCCAAATGTGTTGACGATTATATTATTCCTCAGTTTAATTTCTTAGGTAAAGTAGCTCCCGCAGTTAATTACTTTAAACCTGGACAATATTTACCACTTCATACGGATCTTTACGGAAAGTATGTAGAAATAAATGATGTTGATTCTGAAAAAGTAATAAGGTGTATGGTAATGTTGGAGGATAGTTCTCCAGGACAAATTTTACAAGTTAAAGATATTGCATATTGTAAATGGAAAGCTGGCGATTGTTTTTACTGGAAGTATGATGAAATACATGCATTTTATAACTTTAGTATGAAAGATAGATATGCGATTCAAATTACAGGAGTAGTTATATAATGAAAAGTCAAAATGAGTGGAGTAAACTAAAAAAGGTGATTGTTGGAGTTGCGGATCATGCAACAGTTCCTGAAGTGGATTTGAGTGTCCGTACAATCAACTATGCAGACAGAAAAGATGTCTCAGATGTTCCAGTTGGGCCATATCCTCAACAAGTCATAGATGAAGCCAACGAGGATCTAACAGTTTTTGTCAGTTTTTTGATGGGTGAAGGTGTAGAAGTTGTAAGACCAAAAAGAACCCCTACAGAGTATTATAATTTTTGCCCAAGAGATGTAATTTTTACTCATAAAGATCTGACTGTTGCAACTCCTATGCCACTAGAGTGCAGGAAAGACGCTTGGAAATCTATAATTGATCGTTTAGGTACAACCATCATTGTTCCATGTAAACACCAAGAAGAACTTTATAATGTGAATTGCGTAGGAGATAAGGATACTCTTGCACTCACTGAAGTAACTCCTGCATTTGATGCAGCAAATGTCATTCGTGCAAATGATGATATTTTGTATCTTGTTTCTAATAGTGGAAACATTGCAGGAGCTAATTTACTACAAGAAATGCTTCGTGATCGCGCAAAAGTTCATCTTCTTCAAGGTGTCTATAGTTACATGCATATAGATACTACGATTGCATTTCTCCGCGAAGGTTTGATGTTGTTGAATCCAGAAAGAATTAAATCCGTGGATGTTCTTCCCGAACCTTTTAGAAACTGGGATGTTGTATGGTGCCCTGAACCAGTAGATATTGGATATTATCCTGGTTATAATCATGCTTCAGAATGGGTTAATATGAACCTTTTCAGTGTAAATCCAAATCTAGTTGCACTAGAAGAACATCAGGAACCAACGAGAAAAGAATTGGAGAAACACGGTATAGAGTGTGCAATGCTTCCCATGAGACATTCAAGAACTTTAAGTGGTTGTTTTCACTGTGTTACATTGGATCTTGAAAGAGAATAATGGACTTAGAAAATAAACTCAAAGGTCTTCCTCTGATATATTATATCAATCTAGAACATAGGACTGATAGAAGAGAATCGATGGAATCCCAATTTAATTATTGGGGTATAACAAATTACCATAGAGTTAATGCTTCTAAGTATCATGTATCCAAATATGATGAATGGAAAGATGTTGTTGTAGAGAAAGAAATTTTAGAATCTTTATCTGTAATGTCAGTTGCATTGAATAATATAGAAACGATCATAAATTGGTATGATACTTACCCATCAGAAACATGTCTCATGATGGAAGATGATTTATCATTAGCTAATATAAAGTATTGGAATTTTGATTGGAATTACTTTGAGAACAACTTACCAGAAAATTGGGAGTGTATTCAACTTTACTTTTGTAGTGCATATTCTTCTGATGGATTATCTATCCCAATGTTTTTACATAAAAGAAGAACTTTATCTGGATCTGGAGCAGCATATCTAATTAATCGTTCATATGCAAAAAAAGTTAAAGATTTATTATATCGTGATGGTAAGTACCGACTAACTTTCCGAGATAATTCATTTCATAATAGATACAGTAAACTGGAAATAGCCCACGACGCTAATTTATTTGATATTGGAGTATCTTATTCAGTTCCTCTTTTTAATTTGAATACGAGTTTAAGTGGTGATAATAATATCAATAATAATAAGATGTATCCTATAGATATAATTAGTAGTAAATTGATTCATAATTGGTGGAAAAATCATCATCATAAATTTCCACTAGAAGATTTCTTTACTTATGGTAAACCAAATGACCATAAGATGACAATAAAAGTAAAAATGGATGATATAAACAAGTTTTTAGAAAAATGTTAATATTAAGTGTCCATTTGGGTCATAATTCTTCAATATGTCTTTTTAGTAATGGTAGTGTAGAAAAATATTTTTTAATAGAAAGATTTACTAGAAAGAAGTATGATTACAATAAAAGAGTAATACTGCAATTAGTAAACACTATTTGTAGTAAATTAAATCAAAAACTGGATGTACTTTGTATATCCAATTTCAAACCACCTCAGGGAGATAAGTTTATATCAATAATTTTTGAAGAGTGTAAAAAATATAATTCAAATGTAAAATTAATCCTACAACAGGATCACCATTTTAACCACGCTTCTATTGCTTTTTACAATAGTAAATTTGACAAAAGTTTGGTAGTTGTAGCTGATGGATCTGGATCAGAAGTAAGAGATAATTTAGTAGAAGTAGAGAGTATTTTTGTTTTTAACCGTGAAAAAAATGATTTAATTTATAAGAATGTTGTAGAATCATTTTCATCATTTGATTTTCCTTGGGGTAAAGTTGGAGTCGGAGGATTGTATGATATTGCTGCAGTATTAATCGGAAATACTCCAGACGATTGTGGAAAGGCAATGGGTCTTTCTTCTTATGGATCTTCAAATAAATTGTTTGAGAATTTATTGTTACAACAAAATCCAGATATAAAACCAATCAAAAAAGTAGAAAAAAATAATTATCAATTACATGCCGACTTTTGTTATGAAGTTCAACAACAAACTCAGAAAGTAATTGGAGATCTAATACAGAATTTCGTAGAAAAAACAGGAATTAAAAAAGTTTGTATTTCTGGTGGTTATGGTATGAATATTGTTTCAAACCATTATTACTTGCAAAGGTTTCCTGATATAGAGTTTTATTTTGAACCAATATGTAATGATAATGGAGTAAGTATTGGTTCCGCAATGAATTCTTATGTTGAATTGACTGGAAAAATTCCAAACCCAATTGAAACAACTTGCATCCACGGTTCTCATTACGATATATCTACCTACAAAGGTACAGTAGTTTCAATCAAAGATGTTGCATATTTTTTAAATCAAAATAAATCTGTTGCTGTTTACACTGGCTTTGCAGAAGCTGGTCAAAGAGCCCTAGGAAATAGATCAATACTTTTTAATGCATTAAATCCAAATGCAAAAGATATTATCAATCGAATTAAAAAAAGAGAATGGTACAGACCTTTCGCTTGTGTAGTACTGGAAGAAGATGCTCATATTTACTTTAATATGAGTAGAATTAAATCGAGTCCATTTATGACTATATGTTTCCCAGTCAGAGAAAAATATGTTAAAATAATACCTGGAGTAACTCACGTAGATAATACCTGTAGAATCCAAACAGTTTCTAAGTCAGATGGGTACTTATATAAACTTTTACAAGAATTTAAACAATTATCTGGACACGGAATTCTTTTGAATACCAGTTTTAATTTAGCTGGACAACCTTTAGTAGAAACTCCAATGGATGCATTTGACACTCTAAATAATTCGTCTTTAGATTATCTTTGGTTTGAAGAAACACAACAATTATTCCAATAAGTAATATGAGTAACAAACAATTACATGAATCTGGTCTAAACATTATCCAAAACCCTGATGGATCTTTTGCATTTGAATGGGATCCAAAGGATGAGAGATGGTCGTGGATGAATGACTTGACAGACGAAGAAATCAAAGTTAAAATAGAACAAATACTCCATGAAGATTATGGCCTATAATAAGGTGTGGGAAGTGATGAATGACCTTGAGATGGTAACATCCAAGATTTGTTCTGCTCGTGAGATTATTGATTCTGTTGCAGATGCGATTCAGAAAAGTGAGTATAATAAAGCAGAAACTCTTGCAATGGCTGCATATGAGTTTCTTGGATATTACTTAGAAGAATTTGATGACAAGTTTAAAAAAGCTTGGAATGAAACTGTAGTCAAACAAAAAGAAGAAGACCCTTGTATGCCTCCTTGGGGTCATAGTGATCTTGAGTATCTTTCTAAGTATAAAAAACCCTTGAGTTGTGATAAAGATGATCCTTCTCCTGAGTGTCAAGGTGCTTGGAACAGTTTTTGGGAAGAATCCAATAATTCTCATTCAAAACACTATTATGAGTATGATCGTAATGATCCCAACAGGGAAAATCCATTCAAAAAAGATAAGGTAGTTAAGTGGCAACTTCCAATCGAAATTGATGGTGCAAGCGGTGAATACTATGTAATGTTCCCAGATGATCTTATGGAAGCTGCAAATATCCAAGAAGGGGATACTGTAGAGTGGGTAGATCAAGGCGATGGATCTTATATTCTCAGAAAAGTAACAGAATCAATCGGAATGGATGAGTGTTGATGATTGATCTCCTATTCTGTGGATTTAATCTTACATGTCAGTTTAATTCAATAACTCATCAACTTAACAGACCCAAGTATCCCCCAGATGTTGCACAACTCTGTCAATATTTTGAGGAACAAAAGTCAGAACTTCCAGAATATTGTAAATGGAAAGATAAACCAAAACCACCAAGACATAGGAGTGAATTTTAATGGCACTATCAGAATCAGTAGAAAATAGTTTGCGAGAAGCAGAACAATCTTTGCGTAACGCATTGGCTTATGCTGCCCGTCAAGAAAAACCCTTTGTCGGCAAACATATTGCAGAAATGATTATGGAAATTGACAATCTCATTGCTGCAGATCAACTTATTGATAAACTTGAGGAAAGAATGAAAGGTGATGAAGATGGTAAAAGAGGTCGTTGGGGACCGTTCGGTTCTTGACTAGATAGTGAGAGCTCATAAAAAATGCCATGAATGAGTTACCAATAGAACCATACAAAACAATATTGGTTTTAAATTCTAGTTACGAACCAATAAATTTTACAAACTGGAAAAGAGCCATAGTTCTCCTTCTTAAAGAAAAAGCTCAAGTTCTTTCAAGTAGAGTTATTCGACTTTTAGATTATGTAAAATTACCTTTATCTAAGATTATGAATATTTCTCCTTCTCGTTCTATGATTTATAAGAGGGATAATCATACTTGCCAATATTGTGGTGCAAGATCTAAACTAACCATAGATCACGTTCTTCCTCGTTCAAGAGGTGGAGATGACTCATGGGAAAACCTTGTGGTTGCATGTAGTTCCTGTAATACCAAAAAAGGTAATATGCTTTTGGAACATACTAGTATGAAACTAATGAGAAAACCACAAGCACCTGTTAATAAAATGATCTTTGATCTTGAAAGAACTAACGTTGAAGAATGGAGACAGTATCATTATGGATAAACAACCAGTAGTAAATTCAGAAGAATTGCAAAAACCAAATGATCTCGGCAAAGCACTTCAAAAGTGGTGGGATTCTGATGCTTGTAAAGAACTTCAGAAGAAAAATGAAGAGGCAAAGCAACGAGCAGTAGGAAAGTATTTTATGCTTTCTGAAGAAGACAAACTTGATATGGTTCAAGCAATCTGCCACATTATGTGTAAGGCAGAAAGTGAAGGAACCAGTCATCGTGGTCTTCAAGATGCACTAGGAATCTATCCTGCAGGTTTCTGGGTCGATCATCTAATGGATGTTCATAATGCTCTCTGGTCTTATTATCACGATAAAAGACGAGAACAAGAATTGAAAGATGATCTCGAATCTCTAGATAAATTTCTGGAACATAAAGAATGAGTTGGTATCGTAGATTTAAAAATAGAAAACATAGAGAGTACTACGAAATTTCTGGTAAACAAATTGAAGATATGGTCCAGGAGTATTTCTACGAGAATGAATTAAACTATTCTCGTAGATGGATGGACTATAAGTTTGACAATACAGTTTTTCGAGTAATGCGTAGGACTTCCTATGAGTTTGCTCTAGATGAAATTCATACACTATTTGCAACTCTTTCTCCTTTACCAGAATATCATATTGATCTGAATTACATACGACAGGAACTAAAATGGTTTAGAGAACTTGTTCTGGATACTGATGTAATTTATACGATGGATTGGTTGTTGGATCCAACAACTAGACCAGTTTATTTTTTTATGAAATATTATCATATATTCATGAATCATGTTCAAACAAGTAACTTATTTCGTGAAGGTGAAATTGTTTCTTGTTTTCCATGTGATCCTGATTTTGTAGATGGATATTATAATAATGAAGATGTAAAAAAGGTTGTTGCAGGGTCTGAAAAACGTGGTAAAATATGGACATCTGTTGGTGGTATGTCCAGACACAGAATTTTTGGACATCAATGGGCTAGAGTAGTAAATCACCAATTTGAACCAATGATTCACCCCAGATTCAAATGTAGAACCAAGGAAAATGGAAGATACGACACCTAATAAAACTCCAAGAATGATGCCACGGGAAATGCTTAAAGATCTTTTTGATCTAGTTTCTCTACATAAAGAAAATTATCCAGATTTGTATCATTATCTAGCTTTAACTTGGACGGCATGCCACTATAATTCTACTTTATATACTGGTAATGTCACTGGTATGGTAATGATGCAACAACACCTTCGATATTTTGAAAAAGAATATGAAGATTTTCTTCAAAAAGAAGTTGAAAGGGGAAACATTTAATTGTTACAGGTATGTAACGCAATCCCGAAGAAAATATTAAGTCCACTAGATACTAATAGATTGTATGTTAGAATTTGAACACAATCCAAGGAGATCTAATGAGTTATTCGCAATCAAAGACACATCAACTTACCGATGTTGAATGGAAAGAATTGGTAGCACTTAAAGAAGCTATTAATGAAAATCCTGCATCCGTGCATCCAGATAAAATGGAATTGTTCACAGAACTTTTGGTACGATCTTGGTCAACTGAATGCGAACCTCCTGATACTACAAAATGGCGAACTGGCCATCCGATGGATGATTGACATATACTAAATTTTGGTGTATTATTTACTATAAATCACAATTCTAAATACTACAAATTATTACAAAATTAAATGAAATTTACTGTTTACTCTAAAGAAGAGTGTCCATATTGCTTTAAGATTAAAAAAGTTTTAGAACTTTGTGGTAAAGATTTTGTTGTGTATACTTTAGGTGAAGATTTTACCAAAGAAGAGTTCTACGCTGAATTTGGTAGTGGATCTACATTCCCACAAGTTGTAATGGACGATAAACATCTTGGAGGATGTACTGATACAATCCAGTATTTGAAAGAACTTGCTATAATTTGATTATGTCCGAACCTCGTGAGTTGCACATAAATAGAGGTGTGGAATTATTGTTACGAAAAAGGAGGAGAAAACCTGAAGAACCAAAAACTTTTCAGTTCAATTTTGGTAAGATGGTTACTCTCCTCAGAAGAGAGATAAACATCTATTTTGAATTCTCATTAGATATAAAAAAGAAGTAATCTCTCGGAGGCAAAACCATGACAGCGCCCTTAGTTGCCATCTTTTGTATGGTATCCCTTATTTTTTTGATGATTGGTGGTATAGTGGGATGGTTATGGAAAGAACATGTGGTGTTCTCTACTCCTCAACAAATATTTGCTCATCCAGAAATGTTTGACAATAATGGGAACCTCATTCCCGACGAAGTAATTGCAGTACGATTTGAAAATAGCTATGACGACTACGACGAAGAAGACGACGAGTAGTAGAAAACCATCTACCGCCGCAAAAAAGACAACTACTGCTAGTAAAAAACCAGCAGCAAAACCAGTTGCAGAAAAAATTCAGTTGACTCCAACATCTTATGCTCATGAAATTTTTGCAGCAGTAGTTGCAGAAAGAACAAAAGATAAGAAGATTGGTATTCTTCAACAATACAATGAGAACTTTTTAAAGTCCCTGTTGATCTGGAACTTTGATGACTCCATTGTATCGGTTCTTCCTGAAGGAGAAGTTCCCATTCAAGCGAATGAAAATGCAGAAAAATCTCCATCTTCAAGTATCCGTAAAGAATGGAGTAAGTTTTATAACTTCGTGAAGGGTGGTAATGATGCCATGAACAAACTCCGTAAAGAGACGATGTTCATCAATATGCTTGAGTCCTTTCATCCCGGAGAAGCTGAAGTATTATGTCTTGTAAAGGACAAAAAATTGCAAACTAAATATAATATCACCAAAGAACTTGTTTCTGAGGCGTATCCCGACATTCTATGGGGGAATCGTTCTTGATATGTCTGTAAACATTATTCATGGAGATTGTGATCCATCTGCAGCTAAAAATAAAGAATTACCAAGAAACTCATACTTGGTAGCTTATGGAGTAGATGATTCTATTCAATATGATGTAGTTCAAGCCGGATCAAAAATTGATATTTTTAATTATTACTGGGACAAATATAGAGACGTGAGAGGTATTAAATGGACGGACGGAACGATCAATCCAAAAATGTGGAACTACCAACCACCGGACAGGAAGAAAAAGAAGTGATTTCAGGTGACATGAACATTGAGATGAATCTTGATGCTCTCAAAGAAGTGAAAAAACAATATAAAAAAATCAAAAGATACATGAGATCTTCTATTTACACGGTAGCTATGATGGACGGAAGGGAACAAATCGTAAGTCGTTTACTTAAGGATCAGGAGGATAATCCTGCATAAATGGGAAAACACTATCTTCTTAACTTGTTTGGATGCTCATTCGCTCACTTGAACGATGAGCATTTTCTTATGGATCTTTTAGAGAATGCAGCCGCAGCAAGTGGTGCAACTGTATGTCAAACTATCTTTAAAAAATTTGATCCACAAGGAGTAACTGTTCTTTGTTTATTATCTGAGAGTCACATAAGTATTCATACATGGCCAGAAGATGGTAAAGCTGCTTGTGATGTTTATACTTGTGGGGATTGTAATCCAAAGATCGGTTGTGATATAATTATTGAACAATTACAAGCAAAAAATCATACTTTAAGTTATATCGAAAGATAATGTTCCATGAAAGTTTTAATTACTGGTCATAAAGGATTTATTGGTAGACACGTATTTGATGATTGGAAAAAAACTCACGGTGAATTAGTTAGTGGATTAGATAGACCTAATGATGTTAAGGATTTTACTGGTGGGGATTACGATCTTGTAATACACTTGGCTGCATATGCAGACATTAGGGATAGTTTAGAAAATCCTCAGAAATATTATGAAAATAATGTTGCATTCGCAAAACCATTATTTGAGTGGTGTAGGAAAACCAATACAAGAATTCTTTATGCTTCTACTAATGCGGTAGAGGATGATTATTGGACAAATCCATATGCAATGTCTAAGTGGATTAATGAACAAATGGCTCCACCAAACTCCGTAGGTATGAGATTTACAACTGTTTACGGACCTGGTGCTCGTGAAAATATGATGTATGAACTGTTAAAAAATGGAAAAGCAAAGTACGTAACTAATCATAAACGTGATTGGATTCATGTAAAAGATGTTTGCCGTGCCATTAGATATCTTGTAAATAGTGACTTGACTGGACCTGTCACTATAGGAACAGGTAAATCTGTTGCAGTCACTGATCTTGCAAAGGCTTTTGGTCAAGGACATCTTCCAGTCCTTGAGGATACTAAAGGAGAAAGACAAGATAATGTTGCAGATATTTCTATTATGAAAAGCATAGGTTGGTTTCCAACCATTGATGTACTTAGTACAATCTAAATAACCCTATACGGAGATTAAACATGCTCTCTACACAATATCGTTTACGTTTAGAAGGTATCTGTAGTAAGATTGCCAATCACCAAGAAGTTGGTTTGGAAGATATGATTTGGGCAGAGAAACTTGCAAAGGCAAATCAGACAGCAGCAAGGTTTCTTCGTCAGGCAAGAAGAAAATCAGAAAATCCAAATATGCAAGAAGGTGATATGGATGACTTTTTAAATCAACTTGATATTGGTGGCCTAGGACACGAAAGTAGAGGAATCCGAGGATTCAATTCACCAGACGATATTGCCGAGTGGTTTGGACGTGATAGGGATGATGATGAGTGGAGGAGAAGGGATTGATGACTTACGACGAATTTCTAGAAATGCCTACAACTTTTCTGGATGATATGACGGAAGTTATTACTATTAAACATAAGTACAGATTAGATTTTACGGAACAAGAAAAACAAATTAATAATCATTTAATGACTTATTGGGAAGAAATGAAACTCAATGAATTGAGAGGTAAGTTTGAAAGATGTTGGGAGATTGAAGAGTGAAACACGCAGTTATTGTCTCTCTATGTTTTCTTCCTCTTGCAATCATCTACATAATAATGAAAGTGTCTTTGTGGTTGTCCTCTAGTGTAACGGAAGTCAATTATGTCAGAGAAGATGCCAAACGACCACACGGACCCTACGTGGAAAACCCATATGAAGACACTGACGAAGAGAATGAGACAAACTGAAATCGCAGAAAAAATTGATAAAGCATTATTTGATTGGTACTTTGAGAGAGGAATGGAAGTACCAAATTGGAAACTGCAAAAAGATCCACAATGGTGGATAGATTATCTCAAAGAGCTTGACGAACAACAATAACTGGTCTATAATCGCAGTATATAATTACCCTTATCATGGACTATAAACCCTACTCTCCTGAGTGGAATCGTAAGAGATACCTTCGGGAAGCCCTTGAAACTTACTTTAATGACTATGTGGATATTGAAGTAATCTATGATGATCTCATGGATATTCTCCATGAAAGATCTGAACACGCTTATGCAGAATTTTCAAGGATTAATGAATTAGAATCCATGATTAATTCTAAATAAATCATAGTTCGGTTTACCGTACATGACTCTAGAAGACGGATGTTACTCACTCAAATTGGAATGCGCTTTGAGAGATCTGGGATTCGTTGAGATTGGTTGGAGAGTAGTTGCCCATGCTGGATTGTACTTTGTACGACCAGTTGGGCATTTTTTGCAATCAACTGAAAATGATGATCTTCTTGGATTCCAATTACAAAGAAGTGAACATTGGAAAGTTGAACATAAAGGATTGCATTTGGGATGGCCTATTGCACAATCCGCAAAACAAGCCTTGAATCTTGCTCTTAATTTATCTTAAAATTGTATCAGAAAATACAAATAAACTTGACTATATAGGCCGAATGGGGTAGAATACCCCTAACGTTCATCCCAGTATGGGACGGAAGTAAGCCGACTCGGAACGGATCGTTCATCTATGGAAACACTTCTGTTAACTTGTCTCCAAGCACAATTTATGATTGCGAGAGTAAATACTCACCCAAATCTCACTCCTAAAATAAGGAATGATATTATTTGGGAAGTTAAACAAGTTACGAAAAAAGAATGTTTCATAGACGCAAAAGCCGACTGAAGGAACGCTCTTTAACCTAAAAAACTAAGGAGAACCCTAATGTCTCAAGTCGTATATCGTGGTGTCCCATATGACACCGAAGTTCGCCGTCAAGAACAGGCACAACAACAACCTCAACAACATAACGAAACCTATCGTGGTGTTAAGTTTGTAAAGGAGGATAAGTGATGAAGAAACTTAACTTCTTACAAATTATTAAAGAGAAAAAAGAAAAAGAAACACGTCGCCATCAAGCACAACTAGCACAATTAGTTGGGGCAAAGTGATGATTATTGCTCAAATTACACTCGCATCAGTTGTAACTGTTACAGCATTTTCTGTATTAATTCAGTTACTGTATAAGTGATGGATTATAATTATCACTGGGATGACATGGATAGAGATAACAGAGCACCTGCCTGTTATCAACTTACATATCGTGGTTGCAAGTATTGGTCTTGTTACCGAATACATCTCAGAGAGTGGTTTGAACAGGTTCTGGATATAGAACCAATATTTAACAAGAGGGGTTGACTGCCCCTCTTTTTTTGTCTATAATTACTAGAGATTATGCATAATCATGGACAGAGAACGACTCAAATTAATTGTAAGAAATCTGGAGTCACTTGTAGAATGTCTTAAATCAGAAATTTATTCTGATCCAGATTCTTATAAACAATCAAAACAACATGAAGACCACATCTCCGATTATGATGAGGTCTTTGATGACGATGGATACCCCGACTGAGGAATTAAATGACTGTACGACTTATTTCGATTACTCCCGATGCAGAAAAAACAATGGCGTATATTGCGCGAGTTTCTAATCCTGCGAATCAAGACAACGAAAACTATGCCAAGTTGCTTGCTTATTGTATTAAGCATAATCATTGGTCTGTGTTTGAACAATCTTCTATGACTCTTGAGATTGAAACGAATCGTGGTATCGCAGCCCAGATTCTTCGACACCGTTCGTTTACATTCCAGGAATTTTCGCAACGGTATGCTGATACTAATCTTTTAGGAGATGAGATTCCACTTCCCGAACTTCGTCGTCAGGATACTAAGAATCGTCAAAACTCAATTGATGATCTTCCCGTAGATCTCAAGATTCATTTGTATGCAAAGATTCAGGATCATTTTGACGCTGCCCAGGAACTCTACAAGGAACTTCTTGAGTCAGAGGTTGCGAAGGAGTGTGCTCGCTTTGTACTCCCCTTGGCGACCCCCACACGCATCTATATGACGGGTTCTTGCCGTTCTTGGATCCATTATATCAATCTGAGGTCTGCACATGGAACTCAAAAAGAACATATGGATATTGCTTTGGAATGTAAGAGAGTATTTACCGAACAATTCCCTTCAGTTGCAGAAGCTCTAGAGTGGTGATATATACCAATGCCCTTTGAGGAGGTAACATGTACTACCAAACACAGGCGGTATCGAAAGACAAAGCTTGGACTTCGTGTAAAATCGTAGAAACAACGCCAGAAAATTATATTGTTGAATATACTGAAGATGGGGAATTTAAAACTAAAGAAATCTCTCCAGAAGAACTTCAAAAACTTGATTACTCCGATCTTGAAATAAGTCAATAGATGTCCGTTTCAATTATAACTGCATGTAGAAACAGAGTTAAACCACTGTCAATATCTTTAGCTTCATGGATTCAGTTTGATGAGGTTGATGAAATAATTATAACCGATTGGAATTCGAGTGAACCTATCAATCATCTAACTCGGTTAAGTGAAAAAATAAAAATCATTCGTGTAAATAATGAACCTTATTTTAATCAACCTCAACCACTGAATCTAGCTGCATCTTTAGTTAAAAGTGAATATCTTCTAAAATTAGATAATGATCATATCCTGAATCCTTATTTTAATTTTTTTGACACTTATAAAATTAAAGAGGATTCATTTGTATCTGGATGCAATAATGGATGTTGGGGAATGGACGCCTATTTCTTGTATCCACTATGGGGTTTGTTATATGTAAAGACAGATACCTTCAAAAAACTTGGTGGATATAATGAGAATATGGGTAAGTATTATGCAGTAGAGGATGATGAATTGTCCGTAAGATTGATTTCTTACGGACTTAATCCAATATCTATTGACATACAAAAATTCACTGCCTTACATATTGCACATACAGATAAAGACAGAGTGAAAAATTTTGAATCATTTGAAACTATTAATAATGTTTTAAGTGGAAATAAAAAGAATATTAATAACGACAAACTTTATAACCATATTGCAAAAGTTTGTAGAGGTAAAAATCACAATGATTATCCAATTGTTACTAAAGTATTGGATATGTTTAATAAACAATTTGATGGAAAAATCGACATTGATTGTTATTCCAAACCCATCTATAAATGGAACTTAACTCGACATACTTATCAAATATATGAAGCTGTGAAAGTATGACTGTATCAGTAATATCTGCATGTGGGAATAGAGGTAGGGCTTTATTAGTATCAATATCTTCATGGATTCAGTTCGATGAGATTGATGAAATTATTGTAACTGATTGGAGTTCTAGGGATCCTATAGATTATCTAACAGTATTAGATCCAAGAATTAAAGTTATTACTGTTCCAAATGAACCATACTTTAATCAACCGCAACCACTGAATCTAGCTGCATCTTTAGTTAAAAATAAATACATCTTAAAGTTGGATTCCGACACGATTATGAATCCATACTTTAATTTTTTTGATCACCATAAGATAGACGATACATCATTTCTAACAGGCACTGATGAATCGTGGAATTTTTATGATGAAAAAGACCCCAACTCAAAAACTATTGATTATCAACAATACATGTATCTCAAGGCTCTTTGGGGTACGTTGTACATAACAAAAGAAAACTATTTAAAGGTTGGTGGATATAATGAGAATATGAATTACTATGCAGCTTGGGAAGATACTGAGATATATGAAAGGTTGTTACTTCTTGGATTAAAACATGTAGAAATTAAGTTTGACTTAAAAACTCTTTTTTCGCTCCCACATCCAGCAAAAAGAAGAGTAGAAAATTTTCAAGCATATGATGAAAATAAAAATATAGAAACTTCAATTAGAAATCATCTCAAAACGTACAATAATATTGAAGATGACAATATTGTACATAGATTAATTCTTGAGAAACATAATAAAATTAACTTCAAAAAGTATAAACCAAATGAAAATGGTGGTTATTATGTTGAACCTGTGATAAAATGGAATGTGGAACAAGTGTCTCCACAACACTATGTTGCTCAAAAAATACTCAATAAATAAATCATAATTGAATTTCATTACTTAAATGGCGACTTATCCTATTATAAACAAAATCACTGGCGAACAGAAAGAAGTGGAAATGAGTGTCCACGCCTGGTCTCAGTGGAAGCAAGATAATCCAGATTGGGATAGAGATTGGAGCGATCCATCTACTTGTCCTGGTTCGGGTGAAGTTGGCGAGTGGAAAGACAAACTCATCTCTAGAAATCCAGGCTGGAATGATGTTCTCACTAAAGCCGGTAAAGCACCTGGTTCTCGCGTAAAGAAAATCTAGTATGCCAAGATCAAGAAAATCCTCTAACGGCAACAGCAACATCGGTATTGGTATGAGCGCAAAACAGATGCGTCGCAAAAAACCAATCAATTCTGATTTGATGGTGGATATTTCCCCATTGACTGACAATCAAAAAATCTTTTTTGAAGAATATAAGAAGGGTAAAAATGTTTTTGCCTATGGTGCTGCAGGAACAGGAAAGACATTTGTTGGACTTTATCTTGCACTCAAAGATGTTCTCGATGAAAGAACTCCATATGATAAAGTTTACATTGTAAGATCTCTTGTATCTACAAGAGAGATTGGTTTCCTTCCTGGAGATCATGAGGACAAATCTTCCCTCTATCAGATTCCTTACAAGAACATGTGTAAGTACATGTTTGAATTACCTTCTGATGCTGACTTTGAGATGCTTTACGGAAACCTTAAGGCTCAAGAAACTATTTCATTCTGGTCAACTAGTTTTATTCGTGGTACTACTCTCGACAATGCAATTATTCTTGTTGATGAAATGCAAAACTTGAATTTTCACGAATTAGATAGTATAATTACTCGTATTGGTGAAAATAGTAAGATCATATTTTGTGGTGATGCTACTCAATCTGATCTTGTTAAAACCCATGAAAAAAATGGGATTCTAGATTTTATGAAAATTATTCGTGCAATGGAATATGATTTTTCCATGGTAGAATTTGGAGTTGATGATATTGTTCGTTCTGGACTTGTCAAAAACTATATTATTGCTAAATTGGCTTTAGGTATGTAATGTTTGTTCATCTAGATTATTTGAAAGAAGAAGTTGACTTAGAAGCAGAAATGATTGAGGGTACGAGATTTTATCGTACCCCTTCTGGGAAGTTATATCCTTCTATTACTTCTGTCACTAGTTTTTATGGTAGACAGAAATTTATCGAGTGGCGTAAAAAAGTTGGTGAAGAAGAGGCCAATAAGATCACTAAGGTTGCAACTGATCGTGGAACCAAGTTTCATGATATTGTAGAAAAATATTTGTTGAATGAGGACATCAACACATATAATCCTTTACCTGTAACAAAGTTCCTCTTTCTTGCGGCAAAACCCTACTTAGATCGTATAAATAACATACATGCTTTAGAAAAGTCACTTTATAGTGACTACTTGGGACTCGCGGGTAGAGTTGACTGTATCGCAGAGTACGAGGGAGAGCTCGCAGTTATTGACTTCAAAACTTCAAAGAAAATCAAACCTGAAGAATGGATTGAAAACTATTTTGTCCAGGAAACAGCATATGCTTGCATGTATTATGAAATGACTGGTATTCCAGTTAAAAAATTGATCACTATTATGGTCGCTGACAATGGAGAATGCTTCGTCTATGAAAAACGCAACAAAGATCACTATATTAAACTTCTTACCAAGTACATCAGAGAGTTCGTTACTCACAAAACAGGAACCTATGCAGAACACAACTGAGGAAGTAAATTCACTTATTAAGGAAAAGTTTCTTTGTCAGTCCAAGTTTGCTCAGGATATTGAATATCTAGTCATGACTTCAAAAATTAATTATATTGAAGCTATTGTCACTTATTGTGAAGAGAATGGAATAGAATTTGAATCCGTGTCTAAACTGATTTCAAAACCACTGAAAGAAAAACTTAAGAGTGAAGCTACACAACTTAACTTTTTAAAGAAAACTAGTCGTGCAAAATTGAGTTTTTGATTTATGACGCCAATAGAGGTATACAAAACATACCTGGCATTCAAAAATCATTTCACTAAACCAAACTACGATTACTTTCAATATTGCGGAAAATCTAGGGCTTCTAAAGAATCGTTCAACAAAAGAAAGGATCGTTACTTTTTTGAACGCATGTCTCGTCAGAAGTCCGATGATGAAATTCGTCAATATTTCTTGGCTAATTTTGTAGAATGCGATGATCCATCTAAACTTTGGATTGGTGAAATTATTGAGTCAGGTGAAAAAAATTATTCAAACTGGTTGAAAAGATCACAAAGCCTCTTTTATCTCTTTAAGACAGAGGCTGAAGTTTTCCTACACAAAGAAACCTTTGATTCGATGTTTGAAATTAAAGGTTCTTCTCATCCAGAAATTCTTAAGAAGTATTTACAAAACGCTGTATCCATAGAGACCTTTGTGATCATGGATATGATTCTAAATTTTACTAAGAAATTTGATAAAAAACTTATGGATCCAGTGTGGGAATCCGTCAGTTTGCGTATTAAAAAATACAGATCTTTCCTAAATATTGATAAGGAAAAGTACACACAAACATTAAAGGAGATCGTATTGTGAGTGGATTCTTTCAATCCGAAATTGTAAGGGAATCCATCAAAGAGATGGAAGAACTTCAACAAAAAATTATTCAAGATACCTTCAAAGCTCCCCTAATGAGTAAGGAAGAGAAGAAGGAACATGTTGAACTCATGAGAACTTTTCTAGAGAAACAGAAGAATTTATACTTCCGTCTCTCTTTATCTGATGACCCAGAAGCACTTGAAATGAAAGAAAGAATTCAAGATGCTGCAAAATTCTTGGGATTTGATGGAAACAATGTTAATGAATTATTCACAGAGATGGAAAACACTCTGACACGCCTAGATAAAATCGCAGATATGTAAGATGTCTTACCACTACAAAATCACCTCTCAATATTGTTATCACGAAGGTGAAATTGTAGATATGTATTTTATTAATGGAATACCATTTACCTTTGATGATATTCCATTAATTATGCAAGATGATCCATATGTTCAAATAGAGGCTCAAAATAATTACGAGTACACTGCTGAGGATATGTATCGTTGGTCAAATTATTTGGTTGACGAAATGTGTCACCCATTGTTATTTGAAGTTGAGATAGAAAATCCAGAGGAAATGCCAAAAGATTGATCAAAACTCGGGCTTGACAACCCTTCTGCCGTCAGGTAAGATAAAGTAGTCCCAAAGGCCAAATACACTCAATACGGAGAATACAAATGTCTTTTGCTGATCTTAAGAAACAGTCTCGTGCTGGTTCACTGACTGAAAAACTGATCAAACAAGTCGAAAAACTGAATAGTGGAGA